AGGCATTCGTCCTGGGGCCAATGAAATGCTTTATGAATTACTGGAATTTCATGTCTCTACCGATGTACCGGGCTTTGAAGATCCGGACGGTTTTCATCTCCCCTTCATTATTACTGTCGATCGTACCTCCGGACAGGTATTGTCCATCCGCAGGAACTATCGACCGGACGATCCACTCAAAAGAAAAATACAATATTTCGTGCATTACAAGTTTCTCCCTGGTCTTGGTTTTTACGGCTTTGGGCTCATTCACATGATCGGCGGTCTGTCACGAACGGCAACCGGCGCTCTGCGACAACTCATCGATGCCGGCACCCTAGCAAACCTCCCCGCTGGGTTCAAGGCCAGGGGACTCAGGATCCGGGACGACGAAACGCCGTTGGAGCCGGGTGAGTTCCGGGACGTGGACGCACCGGGCGGAGCACTCAGGGATTCCCTGGTGCCGTTGCCTTACAAGGAGCCGTCACAAACACTGATGGCCCTACTCGGTTTTTGCGTGGAAGCCGGACAAAGATTTGCTTCCATTACGAATTTACAAATAGGCGAAGGCAATCAAGAATTGCCGGTGGGCACTACCATGGCGTTACTGGAACAAGGGACCAGGGTCATGTCGGCCGTACACAAGAGATTGCACTACGCACAGAAAACAGAATTTAAAATATTGGCTAGGCTATTCTCTGAATTCCTTCCTCCTCAATACCCCTATCAAGTGGTCGGCGGCGACCAAGCCATTAAGCAATCGGACTTCGACGATCGCGTGGACGTCATTCCCGTCAGTGATCCGAACTTCTTTTCCATGAGCCAACGCATTACATTAGCACAACAGGAATTGCAATTGGTACAAAGCAATCCGGAAATACACAACATTAAAGAATCCTATCGCAGAATGTATCAGGCCCTTGGTTCTGAAAACATCGACGCCTTATTTGTTCCCGATCCACCACCCCCCGTTCCGGTGGACCCCGCCCAAGAGGATGGCGCGGCCTTGATGGGTGCACCTCTGATCGCTTTTCCGGAGCAGTTACACATGGTACACATTGAGGTGCATTTATCCTTTTTAGAAACGGGTATTGCCATGGCCAATCCGGCGGCGATGCCAATGCTGGTATCGCATATTTTCCAGCACATTTCGCTGGAGGCACAAAACCTGGCGGATCAACAAATGCCGGAACAACAAGTACCTCCTCCTCCCCAGCAGATGCAACAAGGGGGCATGGCACAACCGCCGCCACCGAATCCGGAAAAGGAAGCGTTGAAGGCCAAAATAGAGCTGCAACTCACGGAACAAATCATGCCGAGACTTGAAAATGTGATGTCACCGCCGGACGATGGCGTGGTCGCATTGAAGCAACAAGAACTCACTATACGTGCAAAAGAAAATGAAGATGATAAAATAATTGCTGAGAAGAAAATTAAACTGGACAAAGCCAAGCTTATACAAAAGAATTTGTCCGAAGAGGAAAAGATAAAATCGCAGGAAGATATTGTTGAGAAGAAAATTAAACTGGACAAAGCCAAGCTTAGACAAAAGGATCAGTCCGAAGAGGAAAGAATAAAATCGCAGGAAGATATTGCGGCATTGAGGGCAAACGTGGAAAGACAACGTATTAAACAGGAAAGGAAATCTGGGAGTAAAGACTAATGGAATATTTCAGGCCTATTAAACACCAGACTTATAAAGACAGACTGGACGAATCCCTGGGCAGGCGCCGTGGACCGGAAAGGGATTTTAGGCAATCCATGGCCGATCGCCGAGATGAAAGTATTGGGGTTCCTTTAAATAGATACGGAGAACCCCCACCGCCTTATTTACCTCCTCAGCTAACTCAGTCAACTCAGCCAACGGGGCCAACGGGGCCAACGGGGCCAACGGGGCCAACTTCAACACAAGGAGCCTATGCTAGTCCCGCATCCCAAGCTGACTATAAAGCAAACCTCCTTGCTTATGCAGCAGCTAATAATATACGCAGAGATGATAATGACCCAAATCAAGTTAATGCAGATGCTTTAGGAGTTACGTTAGATGCCTATAATAAATATCTAACGGATATTTCAGCACAAGGAGGAGGGACATACAGTAGTGCTAATTATCCTTGGGGACTTGACGACTATGCTACATCACAAGGAGCGTATGCCGGTCCTGCCGTAACGTCTACGGGAGCAGCCCCTACGGGAACTTCTACGGAAGCCGACGTGCAAGCAGCCCTATCTTCATTAAATAGTGGTGCTTTTTTAGGAACATCCAGTGCTCCTTTTTCTTATCCTTTTTCTCTTCCAGAGCCTACACAGGAAACAATCGATGCTGCTCTCGCAGCAATAGCAGCAGGAGAGGGTACTACCGGAGGAGTCGATGCAGGAACAGGAACAGGAGCAGGAATTGGCGAAGGAGCGGGTACAACAGTATATTTTAATCCCGCAACAGGAGAAACATATCTCAGCACCAATAGTGGAGACATCCCCCCAGAAGGATTTATTCCTATATCAGAAGCCGGTATTACCGGAGGAGTTGGTGCAGGAATAGGAGTAGGAACAGGAACAGGAGCGGGTATTACCGGAGGAGTTGATGCAGGAACAGGAACAGGAACAGGAACAGGAACCGGAACAGGAACCGGAACTACCGACGGAGGAGTCGATCCAGGAATTACCGGAGGAACTACCGACGGAGGAGTCGATCCAGGAATTACCGGAGGAACTACCGACGGAGGAGTCGATCCAGGAATTACCGGCGGAGGAGTCGATCCTACGCCCGATATTCAAACACTTATTAACAACTGGCTGGACAGCTTTACTACCGATCAAAATGCACAGGATGCAGCTCGACAACAGGCCATCAACCAAGCAGCAGCCATGACCGGACAATATACATTAACCGGACCCTCCATAGGCTATAATCCCTATGAGAGTGGTCAATATGCGTCGAGCCCGTACGGTGAGGCCGGTGTTCCCGACATGGGGGGCATTACAACCATACCGGTTCCTGACACTTATTCATATAAAGCACCGGGGACAACATAGATATAATACAATTCGCGACAGCTGTAACGCGCGCCATCGATAAAAAAGAGCAGCAAATCCAAGAGATGATGACCAATGGCGAGGTCAAAGATTGGGAACACTATCGCAATTTGGGTGGTCACATTGAAGCCTTGAATTATGTGCGCGAAGAAATAAGGACCCTATTAAAAAACCAGGAGATAGATGATGCCTAATCCCACTACCCTAGCCATGGAAAAGGAATGGAAAAAAGCGGAGGAAGAAAAAACCGCTTTGAAAAAAGTTTACGAGGGAGGTAAGAAAAAAGGTGATGCCGGTACCTTAAATCCCGACAAATTGGACTCGAAGCTGTTGGACCAATTACCGGAACCAACAGGCTGGCGCATTATGATTTTACCGTACATGGGCCAAGGACAAACCGACGCAGGCATACTGCTCACCAATGAAACGGTGGAGCGGCAACAAATCGGAAGTATCCTTGGTTATGTACTCAAAGTAGGCCCACAAGCTTACGAAGGAAAAAGATTTTCTGCCGGACCGTGGTGTAAACCTGGAGACTGGGTATTGATTGGAAGATACGCAGGGTCTAGAATACACATTGAAGGTGGAGAAATAAAGTTACTGAACGATGATGAAATCATTGCTACAGTACCTGACCCAGAAGCAATTCTGCATCAATTTTAATCATGGAGAAGAACCATGCCAAAGCATAAACTAAATCTCAACGCAGCTGAAGAACCCGTACCTATAGATGATACCGGCCCTGAAGTGGATGTTGATATTGACGAAAGCCCTGAACTTCCGATAGAACCACAGCAGCCTGACAAACCCATATTAGGGGGTGAAGGAGGCGCGGAAGCCCTACCAGAAGTAGAAATAGAGAAAAAGAAAGAAGAAGTAGTTGCCGAAACTGACGAACACGAAGAGTATAGTAAGAGTGTAAAAAAACGTATTGATAAATTAACCGGTAGACTTAGAGAATCTGAACGGAGAGAAAAAGCAGCGACTGAATATGCCAAGAACGTACATACCGAGAATCAACAATTACAAGAAGCAAAGAAGAACTTAGATGGCAATTATATTATTTCCGAAGCCAATAGAATTACAGCCGAAACCGAAGCAGCAAAGAATATATTAAAGAAAGCTAACGAAGAAGCGGATACCGAAGCACAAGTAAACGCACAACAAAAAATAGCTGCTCTTGCAGTGGAAGCCCAACGCGTGCAGGCCCTGAATCAAGAGCGCAATGTCCGACAAGGACAGGTAACGGCACCACAACAATTTACACAAGAAACTGTGCCACAGCCCCAACCAGCATATCCGGACCCGGATCCTAAAGCCCAAGATTGGGCAGGAGAGAATCCTTGGTTCGGAAATGACCGGGCAATGACCATGACTTCTTTTGTAATTCATCAGGATTTACTCAACGAAGGGTTTGACGCCACTAGCAATGAGTATTATGATGAAGTTAATAAACGAATTCGTACGGAGTTCCCTCACAAGTTTGAGGAAGCTGCCCCAACGAGTCGTCCCGCTCAAGCGGTGGCATCTGCTAAACGCAGTACCAAGTCTGGGCGCAAAACTGTGAGACTCACACCTTCACAGGTTACGATAGCAAAAAAATTGGGTGTGCCTTTAGAAGAGTACGCGAAATATGTTGAATAACGTGGAGCAACAATGACAACGAAAAATAAAAATAACGATGAAAATCGTGAACCACGCGAAGCCCAAACTCGCGAGAAAAAACAAGCGAGAAAACCATGGGCACCACCATCTGCATTAGATGCACCAAACCCCCCCGAAGGACACGTTCATCGATGGGTGAGAATGGAAGTAAGAGGACAGGACGATCGTAAGAACGTCATGGCCAAACTTCGAGAAGGCTGGGTACCTGTGAGAGCAGATGAATACCCGGACTTTGAATCACCAATAGTTGAAGAAGGTAAGTTTGAAGGGGTAATTGGAGTTGGTGGGTTGATTCTATGTAGGATTCCTATCGAAACCGTACAGGAGAGATCTGACCATTTTGCGTCTAAGACGCAGAATCAGATAGATGCTGTCGATAACGATATGATGAGAGATGGAAGTCATCCTTCAATGTCTATCAGTAGACCTGAGAGACAATCTCGCGTAACAATTGGTGGAACCCAAAATTCTTCATTGAATAAGGGTTCTTGATTTTAATTCTTGGAAATTAGAGAGAAAGAATGGCAAATGTAGACAAAGCCTTTGGCTTAAACCCCTATAAGGGGACTAGCGCCGGTTCTTCTGTTCAGATAGTTAACAAGTATAATATCAGCACTTCTGGGTATGGCACAAGCATCTATCAAGGTGACTTAACCATATTCGCAGGTGGATATATCAACACGGCGGCAGTTAGTTCTGCGAATCTTGTTGGTGTGTTATCACATGTATATTATGTTGCTACTGACGGAACTCCCACCTTTAAGAATTACTATCCAGCCAGTACAACGGCACTTGGAAGTGGACCCATAGACGCTTATATCTATGACGATCCTAACCAATTGTTTGTTGTTCAGGCGGACGGTGCTTCGGCCCAAACATGTATAGGCAGAAATGCTGATACGGATGGGATAGGTGGTAGTACAACAACTGGTGTTGCTACTCGCGAACTCGACTCTACTACCATTGACACTACTTTAGCACTTCAGCTTAAGATTGTAGGCGTGGTCCAAGATGACGTAAACGGTGATCTCACCGCAGATAATGCGAACTTAATTGTTTTAATTAATGAGCATTACATGCGTGGTGGAGTCGCTGGTACATAAGGAGTAATATAAATGGCAATTACCAGAGGTCAATTAGTCAAAGAATTACTTCCAGGCTTGAACGCATTATTCGGCCTTGAGTACGATAGATATGACAGGGAATCAGAAGAAATTTTTGAAACCGAGTCAAGTGATCGTGCTTTTGAGGAAGAAGTAATGCTTACAGGCTTTGATACCGCACCGGTTAAGTCGGAAGGAGCAGGCGTAGCGTTTGACCAAGCCCAAGAGGCTTTCACATCACGCTACACACATGAAACTGTGGCGCTGGCATTCAGTATTACAGAAGAAGCGGTCGAAGATAACTTGTACGATAGATTATCGGCAAGATATACAAGAGCGCTTGCAAGAAGTATGGCTAATACCAAGCAAATCAAAGGTGCTTCTGTGTTAAATCGTGCGTTCAATTCAAGTTACCCAGGCGGTGATACGAAAGAACTTTGTGCAACTGACCACCCAACTGTGGGTGGTGCTAACTTGCGTAATGAGCTTTCAACATCTGCGGACCTGAGCGAAACTTCGTTAGAACAAGCATTGATTGACATAGCAGCATTTACTGATGAGCGTGGATTAAAAGTAGCTCTTCAAGGGACTAAATTAATTATCCCTAAAGAACTACAATTCGTGTCTGATAGAATATTGGAATCACCAGGCAGAGTAAGTACCGCTGATAATGACATTAACGCTATACGCAATATGGGCATGGTCCCTGAAGGCTATACAGTTAATCATTATCTAACGGATACTGATGCTTGGTTCATCAAAACTGATTGTCCGAACGGATTCAAAATGTTTGACCGTTCACCAATCAGAACTTCGATGGAAGCTGATTTTGATACCGGTAATGTTAGGTACAAGGCTCGCGAGAGATACTCATTCGGGTGGTCTGACCCCCGTTGTGTATTTGGTAGCCCTGGAGCGTAAGGCTAGTATGTAATTATGGAACCCCGCCGGGGGTTTCTTACTCAACCCGGCACTTTATTTCTAGACACTTTCAAAAATTTTCTGCTATACTCAATTTTAGACCGAGATAATTTGTTGTATCAACTGGCTCGGCAGACAAACTCCAAGATGATGCAACAGTTTTAGTTAGGAGAATAAAATGGCTAAATCAACTTTTTCAGGTCCAGTAAGATCCCTTGCTGGGTTTATTAACGCAGGATATAACTCTGTTGTAAGCTTAACCGCTGATACTACAATTACTGTAGCTAGTCATGCCGGTAGGGTACTAATAACTAATGATGCCGATGGTAAATTTACTTTACCCAGTATTGTTGTTACAGAACCTACAGATAAGACAGATCCAAATCAACTATGTAACCTAGGAGCTCAATTTACTTTTATAGTAGTGACAGCAGCTACAGACATGGACATCTTAACGGATGGTACGGATAAATTTGTCGGTGGTGCTTATGTTGGTATTGATGACAGTGCAGCCGGTAAGACCTTTATTTCTGCCGCAGCTAATGATGTTATTACTCAAAATGGTACTACTAAAGGTGGGCTAGTGGGTAGTATTGTTGTTGTAACTGCTATGGCAAGCGCTAAATATCATGTTGCAGCGCAGTTATTAGGTTCAGGAACTTTAGTAACACCATTTGCTAATAGTTAATAGGAGGTAAACCATGGCTAATACAGTCACAGGACCAACTATTCAGTACGACTTTGATAAGAAGCTGGTCACGTATTGTTCTGTGTATTCGGATGGAAGCGCCAGTAGCACAACATTAGTTGATGTCTCTGCGCTTGAAAAATCGACTACAAACGGTAAATCATGCACACACGTTGCACTAAATAAAATTTGGTACACCGTAAGTGGTGCCCCTGATGCACCGGCTTCCCTAGATTGGGACGCAACAACAGACGTGACTTTTTTAACTTTATCATACGACAATATGTTCGATTTCAGTGGTATTGGTGGTTTGATAAACACAGAGGCCTCCGGTTATACGGGAGATGTCCTTTTGGTTATACCCTCTACAGCTGATGCTGGTAATGAATACACGGTTTGGGCCGAGTTCTTAAAATATTACGAGGCACCGCATAACTAGGAGAAATGACTAAGAAAACGGCAAAAGTCTCTTCAAAGAAACCAAAGAAGGCTAAGATTGCTGTGGGATGTGGAAAGGTTATGGAAAGTCGTAGAAAAGTAACTAAGTATTTTTAGGAGAAAAAATGCCAGGATTAACACGCAGAAGAAACGCTATACGAGAAGGAATAGACTGGAGCAAAAGCGATAGTTATGTCCTTAGTTATAAAAAAGGTGGCGTAGTTAAAAAAGGTAAGAAAAAACCTAAAGCGCCTGGTGGTTATTAATGTATGGCTACTTCAGGAACTACTTCATTTGATCTTAGCGTAGATGAGCTCATAGAGGAAGCTTATGAGCGGTGTGGTATTGAATTACGTACGGGCTATGATTTAGATACAGCCCGTCGTTCCCTAAATCTTTTAATCGCTGAATGGGGTAATCGAGGCCTTAATCAATGGCTCATTACCAAAAGTAATTTCACGGTTACGGAAGGGGATACCTATTATGACTTGGGCACGGATATTATTGACATAACCTCTGCTGCTATTCAACGGGACAGTATCGATTATCAGTTAAATAGGATTAGTCGTTCGGATTATTTGTATACGCCAAATAAGACCAGTAAGAGTAGACCAACACAGTTCTTTTTAGAAAGGCATATAACACCGAGAGTGTATCTTTATCCGGCACCGGAAAACTCTACGGATGTCATTTATTATTATGCGTTAACTCGAATGCAAGATGCCGGAGATTACACCAATAACATGGAAACGGTATTTAGATTCTTACCTTGTATGACGGCAGGACTGGCTTATTATTTGGCTATGAAAAGAGCGCCGGATAGAGTACAGTTATTAAAACAGATTTATGATGAGGAATTTGACCGAGCAGCTTTTGAAGATACAGATTCAGTTAGTTCTAGGTTTGTACCACCTCGACTTATAATTTAAGGAGAAAAAATGGCAATATTCAGGAATTGGCCGAGACGAGGAGGATTAGCTTCTTTATTCCCACCGTCACAAAGGCCCTATACACCTTGGCTTAAAGATGATCTTGTACGTGATCCAATACCACAAGATGATTTAGCCTCTTTGTTAC